GCTATCAACTGGGGTAAGATTAAAACTCCTGCTGATTTCGAAAGACCGTGCACCCTTGCTGTTCGCGCTCTTGATGCTTTACTTGACTATCAGTCTTATCCTGTTAAGGCAGCAGTAACTTCTACTAAGAAGTATCGTCCATTAGGTGTTGGTATTATTAATCTTGCTTATTGGATGGCAATGAATGATATGACGTATACTAATCCAAACCTTGTTATGATAGATGAGTTTGCTCAGGCTTGGTCATATTATCTAATCAAGGCATCAGCTGATCTTGCTAAGGAACAGGGTCAACTTGGCGCACCCGACAATGTAAAATATTCTAAAGGTATTCTTCCCATCGACACTTATAAAAGAGATGTTGATGATCTAGTTAAGCCTCGCGAATATATGCCTTGGGAAGAACTGCGTGAGCAGCTCAAGGTAACTGGCATTCGCAATGCTACTCTAATGGCTCTAATGCCAGCAGAAACGTCTGCTCTTATTAGTAACTCTACTAATGGTATTGAACCGCCACGTGCATTACTAAGCACTAAGCAATCTAAGGATGGTGTTCTAAAGCAGGTTGTTCCTAATCTTAAGAAACTTAAGAACAAGTATGAATTGCTTTGGGATATCAAGTCACCTGAAGGTTATCTAAAGATTTGCGCTGTGTTACAGAAGTATATTGATCAAGCTATCTCGGTCAATACAACATATAATCCTAAATTTTATCCTGACGAAAAGATTCCTCTAAGCGAGATTATTAAGCACATCTTGATGCATTATAAATATGGTGGTAAGACTTTATACTATTTCAATACTAATGACCAGTCTGGCGAGATTGAAGTTAAAGAATTACCACAAGAAAAATTATCAGAAGAAACCTGTGATAGCTGTGTCTTATAACAAACCAAGAGGAATAGTGCAATGTCAATTCTTCGAACCCATTTTGGAGAATGGGTGCCAATCCACGAAGTAACTTCAGAAATCACAAAAGAACAAGTTGATTCTTTAAAAGAATTAGGTATAATAAATCTTGGTATTCATGTGCGTGTTTCAGATAAAGAAACTGTGAATAGGTTAAAAGATTTAGGTTTTGTTAAAACCGATTACGTTGCTGGTAAGTTCGGTAATAAACAGGATGCTTATTGGATGGAGTTGAGAGACAATTAATGTCTGTTTTTAATAATGAAAATATCGATGAGACTAAGCAGCCATTGTTTTTCGGCAAACAAGTAAACATAGCTAGATACGATAGGCAGAAGTATCCTATTTTTGAGAAGCTTACTGAGAAACAGAATGGGTTCTTCTGGCAACCCACAGAGATTGATTGTACTAGAGATGCGAAAGATTTCAAGTCTCTTAATGCGCACGAACAGCATATCTTCACCAGTAACCTAAAGCGCCAGATCCTCCTTGACAGCGTACAGGGACGTGCTCCAGTAACGGCATTCCTTCCCATAGTATCACTCCCAGAACTTGAGACGTTTATCATTACATGGTCATACTTTGAGACCATCCACTCTCGTTCATATACTCATATCATTCGTAATGTTTATGCAGACCCATCTAAGGTGTTTGATGACATGCTTGATATTAAAGAGATCGTTGACTGCGCTAAAGATATCAGCAAGTATTATGATGATTTAATAAAGACTCATAAGATTCTTGGCACAAAGAATTATGATAATTATGAGAATAAGAAAGCACTGTGGTTGTGTCTTAATGCTGTAAACGCACTAGAGGGTATTCGCTTCTATGTTTCTTTCGCATGCTCATGGGCGTTCGCTGAAGTTAAGAAGATGGAAGGTAATGCTAAGATTATTAAATTCATCGCTCGCGATGAGAACGTTCACTTAGCTGCTACTCAAAATCTTATTAAGTTCCTGCCTAAAGATGATAAAGACTTTGAACAGATTAAGAAAGAGTGTGAGAAAGAAGTTAATAAATTATTCATTGATGTTATCAATCAAGAGAAGGATTGGGCAAAATATTTGTTTAAAGATGGTTCGATGATTGGTCTTAATGAACAGCTACTGTCTGAATATGTAGATTGGATTGCGCATAAGCGTATGGTGTCAATTGGTGTTACTCCTGTAACTAAGGGGGGGTCTAATCCACTGCCCTGGACTCAGAAATGGATTGCAGGTTCAGAAGTTCAAGTTGCCCCACAAGAGACTGAGATTTCATCATATGTCGTTGGTGGTATGAACAAAGATGTAGACGAAAATACATTTAAGGATTTCTCTTTATAAATAAGTTGTATTCAATCAAGGTAAACACAATGGCAAAAACATTTAAAGCATATGTTAAAAAGAATTTAGGTATAGAACCAACAAAAAAAGAAAACTATGGTCAAGAGTTGATTCTAGATATCCATGACGTTCCAGCAGAATTTTTCACTAAAAAGAATTTAAGAGAATTTGCTGAAAAGTTGTGTGATGAAATCAATATGAGAAGAGGACCTTTTCATATTTGGGGTGAAGAAAAGCAATTAGACAAAGCAAAAAAGGGAGAAGGCGCAATTAAGGCTGATGGTCTAAGTTGCGTTCAATTTTTATATACTAGTTCAATAACAGTACATGCCCTAGACGAAATACAAAAAGTATTTGTTAATGTTTTTTCATGTAACAAATTCGATTCAAAAAAAGCAATAAAGTTTACAGAAGATCATATTGGTGGAAAATTAGTTCAATCTCACACCATCACCAGAAAGTAATCATATGCATAATTTAAATGGAGTTTTTATTATTCCAACTGGGTTGGGATGTGCTTTGGGTGGAGATGCTGCTTATAATCCTGGTGTAAAATTGATAGCAAATTGTGTAGACAATCTTATTGTAAATCCAAATGCTGTAAATGCCAGTGACATAAACGAATTACCATCAAATGCTTTGTATGTAGAGGGTAGCACGATAGACAAATTCTTAGATGGTAAGTTAAATCTAAGAAAGACAAAGACACACAATAAAATACTTTGTGTAGTTAATAACGTCGGTCCATCAGAGATCAATACTGTCAATGCAGGAATTTGGGGACTTGGTGCTGACATTAAATTGATTACATTGAATACTCCTCTTGTAATGAAGGCATCATTCAATGAAGATGGTACTGCTGGTGGCACTTACTCTGGTGTTGATGAATTGATTCAACAAGTATCTTACTATAACTTTGATGCTCTTGCCATACAGACTTTTATTGACTGCGATGAAGATATTGCACACCACTATTGGAACAATGGTGGTATTAATCCTTGGGGTGGTATTGAGGCTATCGTAAGTAGATTAATCTCAGAAAGACTTAATAAGCCTGTTGCTCATGGTCCAGGATTACTTCCTGACCATTATAAAGAACAGTTCTTTGCAAAGGTTGTTGTTGCTAAACAAATGGCACCAGAAATCATTTCAACAACATTTATGTTCTGTGTTCTAAAGGGATTACACCGCGCACCAAAAATTGAACTTGATACTACTAAATTAGATGACGGTGTATTAAGAAACAGTGATATTGATTTTCTATTATCACCACACGGATGTTGGGGCAGACCACATGATGCGTGTGTGAAGAAAAATATTCCTATTATTGTTGTAAGAGAGAATACCACCTGTTTCAGCAAAGATTATAGTTATCCATATCAAAACGATAATATTAACATTATCTTTGTTGATAATTATCTAGAGGCTGCTGGTGTTATTAGGGCTATGAATTGTGGTGTTGATTATAGGCAAATTAAGTTATTGGTGGTGTGAACAAGGACGTTGATAAGAATACATTTAAAGGTTTTTCATTATGAGTTATAAAGATAAAGTATTTACAAGATACGAAATTATTGATGATGAAAGTGACTGGGTGTGGCCGAGGGAGGATGATGGCGCATGGGATGGTCCAACGAAAGATTGGGAACAATCTCATAAAGAAAAATACATGAAGTATCTAAGGCAAAAAAACGTTGTTGTTACGGCTGGCGCAAACTGTGGATTACACACTAGGTTTTTCTCAAAACTATTTCGTGTAGTTTATGCCTTCGAACCTGCTCCTCTGAATTTTCATTGCATGGTCAACAACTCACAATTTAACAATGTTATCAAAATGCAATGCGCCTTGGGTAAAGAACATAAACCTATAAGAATGGAATATGTTGATAAGCGGAATGTTGGAATGCATAAGGTCGTTGATGTTCCAGAAGAAAATATCATACCTATTATTCCAATGATCACTTTAGATTGCCTTAATATTCCAGGGTGTGATCTAATACAGTTAGACGTTGAACGTTATGAATATAATGTTTTAGTTGGCGCTAAGAATACCATAGAAAAATACAAGCCTGTTATTTCTGTTGAGGTGCATACTAGTGGCGAAGGCGACGAAGAAGTATTACAATTTCTTAAAGATATAAATTATGTTCAGGTAGATAAATCTAATGCTGATGCAATCTTCGTACCTAATAATCTATGACCAAAATGAAAAGAATTGAATCTCTAAAAAAGAGAGAAAAAATTTGTTGGAAGATGGCTCAAGTATTCTTAGAAAATAAAGATGCGCACGGTATTCATGATATGGGTGTAGAGCTACAGGCTTTACAGCGTGCGATAGTTGAGGTTGAGGGTTATATTAATGATGAAAAACAAATTCATTAAATACTTTATGAGTGTTGCTGAGCTTACTGCTCAGTTATCTCACGCAACTCGACTTAAAGTTGGATGCGTTATTGTCAAGGATAATCGTATTCTTTCTATTGGATACAATGGTATGCCAGCTGGTTGGGATAACTGTTGTGAAGATGAACAGGATAAAACTAAAGATGATGTTATTCACGCTGAAAGCAATGCATTAACTAAGCTTGCTTCTTCTACTGAATCTTCAGAAGGTGCTGTATTATTCATCACCCATTCTCCTTGTATTCATTGCGCCAAGCTGATCTATCAAGCTAAGATAAAAAAGATTATATATAGGTATACATACCGCCATGAAGAAGGTATGAAATTTTTAAACAAAACTGATGTTGAAGTAGTAAACTACGACGATTTGATGGAGACATAAATGAACGATGCATGGTGTACATGTGAACAATGTGACAATGAATATAAGCTTATTTCGCCCACGCAGGATAAACCTCTTTGGTGTCCCTTTTGCGGTAGCGAAATAGATTCAGTAGAAGAAGATACTATTGAAACAGAAGAAGAAGATTGGTAAATGAGAAGGTTTGGTTATGGGAAGGGAAACCTTTCAACACTAGTGATATAAATACATTCTTTGGGTTCGTATATATAATTACAAATACCCTTACTGGAAAAAAATATATAGGTAGAAAGTATTTTTATTCTACTAATAGGGTAAAACAGAAGAATAAAAAGGTACGAAAGATCATCCGTAAAGAATCGGATTGGTATAAATACTATGGTAGTTCTAAGACTCTTTTGGCCGATATAAAGGAATTCGGGAAAGAGAACTTTAAACGAGAAATGTTGTCTCTTCATGAAGGTAGAGGCGATGTTAATTACTATGAATTGAAAGAACAGATTTTACGAAACGTTCTAGAGCATGATGATTATTATAACGATAACATCATGACACGATTCTATAGGAAGAAAAATAAAACTATGTCTGTATTTGCAAGGGTTGCTCCATAATAGGCACGCGATGGCCCACGGTAAGCCATCATTCCATTAATTAACACGGAGACTTCGAATGAAGAAACTATTCCTAACAACCGCACTACTAGCACTAATCGCTTCCCCAGCTGTTGCCGCCACGGTAACTGCCGAGCTTCGCGCTGGTGCTGACAAGGGTAAGTCACCAAGAGAATATGTGCTTGACTATCAGGCTCCATTCTTTCAGGTGTTCCCAAATCTAAACTATGGCGTAGAATTAGCAACAAAGCAGCAGCCAGCTAATGGTAGTGTTGCTTCTAAGGCAGTTGCTCGCGTTGGTGTTGATCTACCAACTGTACTTGGTTTCAATGTTGGTGGTAATGTACAATTAGGTCGTAATCTAGAAGCTTCAACATCCACAACAGCATTAGTAAATAAGGTCAATGTCACAACCGTTAAGGGTGGTGACTATAATCTTTATGGTGCAGAAGTAAAGGTAAGCCGCGATCTAGTTGCTGGTATTACTGGCGATGTCGGTTATCGTTTCCGCAATGGTTTTGCGAGCAAGGGTCTTGACAATCAGGAAACTCGCTTAAACGCTGGTCTATCATATGAAGTTCTTCCTTCATATAAGGTTGGTGTAGAGTACTATCGTTATTCAAACGACATCAATCCAGCCACTGGAACAAAGCTTTATTCCCAGGTTGCATTTAAGCTTGGTCACTCGTTCTAATAACAAGTGCTTTGTGAGAAAGAAAGTGGCTCCTTTAACCGGGAGCCATTTTTTTATACATTTTTGGCGGATGGGGTGAGATTCGAACTCACGGAGGACTTTCACCCTCGTCGCATTTCAAGTGCGGTGCCTTCAACCACTCGGCCACCCATCCATAATTTACTTGATTTTTGTTTCTTTAAATAACACATGTTTACGAACGACCGGATCATATTTCATTTTATAAGTATAGAAGAATGGGAGGCGAACATGAAAAATACTCGCTTCGGCTTTTTTATATTTATAGCTGTATTATTAGCATGTTCTGACTTGTCATATGCCGGGGAATTAGTTTATCAATTTAAAGATCCATCTTTTAGTGGGGTGGGTACGGGTTCACAATGGTTGACTATTGAAAATCAAGAGTTTTCCAGAAAGCAAGCAATACAGGATAAGATTGACGCTGCTTTAAAGGCTCAAGCCCTTGCTGATCAAAAC